CCACACAGCGCTATTTCGGGGACCGGCAGGCGCTTGGCGGTTCTTGCGGTAAGGGCAGGAACAGGCCTGAAGCTGATTCGCGCCCGCCTCGCGCCGCTCGGTCGAGCCCGCCACCTGGGTGAGATGCCGCTGGGGGCGGCCTAAAAGGAGGGACGAAATGTAGTTGCTAGATTTCCCGACCGGCGCAGGAACCCGCCAAGGCTCGCGCCGATCGGGCAGACCGACTTCGTGACCAACCGCAAAGTAGGATCCTGCCAATGGCCACATGGCACAGCTGCGCGCTGGCGCGCCAGCCCCGGTCACTGCCGTTCCTCGTTTTATATAACCGCAACGGAATTTTCAACCGCGTATCTGGCAGCACGAAATTCGTCCGCCGCATGGTAGCCAATCACGTTTTGGCGGTACGAACATGACAGACAATGTCACGCCGCTCCGCGAGCCTGGGGCATTGCTGCGGCTGGCGCCGATCAACATCGAGGCCGAACAGCACTTGCTGGGTGCGATCTTGTGCAACAACCGGCTGTGCGAGGTGGTCCCCGACTTCCTTAAACCCGAGCACTTCGCTAACGCGATGCACGCTCGCATTCTGGAGGCGATCCAGAAGCTCGTCGATCGAGGCCAGATTGCTAGCCCTGTCACGTTGAAGGCAACCTTCGATCAGGATGCGGCTCTGGCGGAAACCGGCGGCGCGGGATACCTGGCGAAACTTGCAAGCGCCGGGGCGACCCTGACGCATGTCGAGGTCCAGGATTATGCGCACCTGGTTTACGATCATTGGCAGCGTCGGCAGTTGATCGAGTTCGGCGAGGAGGTCGTCGGCACGGCCTATCGCGCCGAACTCGACAATCCCGCATCGGCGCAAATTGAGCGCGCCGAGTCCTGGCTCTATCGACTCGCCGAGAGCGGCGACACAGGCTCCGGCTTTCAGCCATTGAGCGCAGCAACAGGCCGGGCGATCGAGATCGCCGACGCTGCCTACAAGCGCGGAGCTCGAACCGTCGGGACGCCGACCGGGTTTACTGATCTCGACAAAATGCTTGGCGGTCTGCACCGATCCGATCTGGTGGTCCTCGCCGGGCGCCCATCAATGGGGAAGACCGCCCTCGCAACCAATATCGGCTTCAACGCGGCACAGAACGGCGAAACGGTCGGCTTCTTCAGCTTGGAGATGGCCAATGAGCACCTCGGAGCCCGGGTGCTCGGTGGTGAAAGCCGGATCCCGGCCGATTGGGTGCGGCGCGGCGATCTCAACCAGCAGCATTTTAATCAGTTGATCGAGGCGAAACGGCGAACGGATGGGTTGCCGTTGTGGATCGACGACACGCCCGCACTCACCGTCTCGGGGTTGCTCACGCGTGCCCGGAGATTGAAGCGCCGGCACGGCCTCGACCTGGTCGTGATTGACTATCTGCAGCTGTTGCGGCCGGCCCGGAAAGAAGCCTACGCGGCGGTTCATGCTGAGCTTATTAAAGCCCTTGGCGGTGACCGGCTGCCAACACTTCCGTTGCATGTGATAGCACGCAATGCCTAGCCGGCCCTGGTTACGATGGTATCCCGGCGACTGGCGGGCCGATCCACGTCTGCGCATGTGCAGCCTCGCCGCACGCGGCTTATGGATCGAGCTGTTGGGCTTCATGCATGAGGCCGAACCTTATGGGCATTTCATCGTTGGCGGCGCCGCCCCTTCCGAGAGAGAGATCGCCAAACTAGTTGGAGCCTCAATTTCCGAGGCGAAAAGGTGCGTTTTAGAGCTGAGAAATTCGGGCGTTTTTAGCACGAATTCAGAGGGCGTGATCTATTCCCGTCGCATGGTCCGAGATCGCGAAAAAGCCGAGCGCGACCGGATCAACGGAGGCGCCGGCGGGAACCCGAAGCTCAGGCCTCCAAACGGGATTGAGGATGGCGCCGGGTTAATCCCAAATTCGGCCCGTTTAGACCACAGCGTTAACAGGTTGGATAACGGGGGGGTTAACCCGCCGTATTGGCCACCGGATAAAGCCGCGCGCGCACATGCGCCTGGGTTCCAGAAGCCAGATACCAAACTAAAAGGTTCAGAAGGTTCTAACGAACCTTCTGCCGCTACCCCGGCGCTCGATTCACGAAAAGAGGTGTTTGATCGCGGCAGGGCGATACTCGGGCGCAACGCGGGCGGCATGATCACGAACCTGCTGCGGCATTGCGACGGAGATTGTCAGCGCGTACTCGAGGTGCTGCGGCGGGCAGAGAGCAAGAGCGAGCCGCGGGAATACCTCGGCGCGGTCCTGAGAGGCGATACAGGCGTGAGAGCGGATGAGGCCCTCGCGCAAACCGAACGGCTCTATCGAGATCTAGGTGTGTCGTGATCGCCGACATTACCGAGATCAAGCGAGCTCTCGAAAACCGTGCGCACGACGTGGCCGAGTACCTGCTACCGCGCGGGGTTCTCGAAGGGCGCGAATGGTGTGTCGGCAGCACGGCGGGCGAGCCCGGGAAATCGTTGAAGGTCTGCGTCAAAGGCTCGAAGGTGGGAACCTGGGCGGATTTTGCGGCTGCGGGCGAGAGCGGCGATCTGATCGACCTATGGTGCTTCGTAAAACGCTGTACTCTGAGCGAGGCGCTCGAGGGCATCCGTGCCTGGCTGGGCGTGAGCCGTCCGGATTTCGAAAAAATCAAGCGAACTTATCGACGACCGGAGGAGCCCAAATGTACGGTTCCGAAATCTGTGGTGCTCGAATATCTCACCGTCGAGCGGAAACTGTCCGTCAACGCGCTTCGCGCTTACGCTATCGGCGAGGACGGCAGGACAATCATTTTTCGAAGCCTTTTGCCAGACGGTGAACTGGCCCTTATTAAACGCCTCCGAATCGATCGGACCGCCGCTGGGAAGAAAAATACCTGGGTCGAGCCTGATTGCGAGCCGGTATTATTCGGTTGGCAGGCGATTGATTCGGAAGTTCGCGAGGTAACAATTACCGAGGGCGAAATCGACGCAATGACCAGCTGGGATTACGGCTGGCCAGCATTGTCGATCCCGTTTGGAGGCGGCGGTAAAAAGCAGCAGCAGTGGATCGAGTCCGAATTCGAACGCATCGCCCGGTTCGAGATCATCTATCTCGCGCTCGATATGGACGCTGAGGGTGAGGCGGCCGCCGATGAGATCGCCAATCGCCTCGGCCGGCATCGGTGCTGGCGAGTGCGGTTGCCCCGAAAGGACTTAAACGAATGCCGCAAGGCAGCAATTTCCGCTGAGGAGATCCGGCAACGTTTTGAGGGAGCCCGGCCTCTCGATCCTCCCGAGCTGCTGCGTGCGGGGGTGTTCGCCGATACCGTAGTCGATCTGTTCTGGCCAACTGTGGATCAAGAGCCAGGATATCAACTGCCATTCCGCAAGGTTGGAGATCGATTGCGGTTTCGGCCGGCCGAGTTGGTCCTCTGGACCGGAGCAACGGGCGCCGGCAAGTCTCAGATCCTGTCGAACGCATTGGTTGCAATGGGCGGACAGGGCGCCCGCGGCTGCATCGCGTCGCTGGAAATCCCACCAGGGCAATTGATCCGCCGCATGGTCAAGCAAGCGGGCAACGTAGACCGTCCGACCGAGCAATTTATCCGCGACATTGTAGGCTGGCTGGACGCGTGGCTTTGGATATACGGCGTCGTCGGCAAGGCCGCGGTAGCCCGGATTCTAGACGTCTTCGAATACGCTCGCTGTCGCTATGGATGCGATGTCTTCGCGATTGACAGCCTCATGCGCTTGGGCGTCAGCAGCGAGGATTATGAGGGGCAGGAAAGAGCAGTTTTTGAGCTGGTATCGTGGGCGGTGGAAAAGAGCGTGCAAGTGCATCTCGTCGCTCACGCTCGCAAGAGCGATCGCACTGCTGGGCACGGCGTCCCCGAAGCCGAAGACGTCAAAGGCACTTCGGAGATCGGGAGCAACGCCGCAACGATCATCGGTGTGTGGCGCAACAAGAAGCTCGAAGACGAAATTCGTGTCGTAGCAGAAGCCGCCGACCGCAGCGAGGCGGGGGCCCAGGCCAAGCTCGGCGAGCTCAATGCAAAGCCACCGGTCGTGGTCAACGTCGCTAAGCAGCGAAATGGCGATTGGGAAGGCAAGTTCGGGCTCTGGTTCAGCCTCGCGACATACCAGTACTGCAGTGCGCATGATAACCGGCTCGGCCAACGGTTTTTGCCGGCACAGCACGCCGAAGGCGAAGCGGCGTGAAACAGGCTATACGACAGCGTTCCTACTCCTGCAGGTCACGCGCAGCGTCCTACAGACCTACTCCGGATGGGGTTGCCGCAATACTCTGGCTCGACAATTCGGCTATGCCAACAAAGATCGACGCTTGGCTTGATATTCCCGCTCGTCCGCGACGGCTGGCGAAGCGAGTTTTCCGAATGCCGACATTGAGGCTCGTCGAGCACCGAATAAGACTCTGAGCAATGCCTGAGCACGACATCAACACATCAACTCTGAAACACCAAGGCCTTTACCCTTGTGAGGCAGAGATCGCACGGCGCTTGTCTCAGTCGGAGAAACACTGGCGCCGGATTGCGCCACAGCTCGAGCGTCAGGGACTGCCAAAGATTGACCCAGTTATGAGAGGTCGCTTCTGGCCGGCAGTTGAGGCATTCTTCCGTAACCGGCATGGATTGGGGTCTATTGTCGCGTTTCAGCCTGACGGAGAGGAAAGGTGGGATGTCCCGTGAGCCCGGCGAAGCACCAGGCCTGGAGTGGAAAAAGAGGCCCAAAGATGGCGTCAGGATCCCACGTTGGCGGGCCAGAAAAAAAGCAGTAGCGCTTGGCTACCGCCCGTCGGTAATCCGACTTGAGATCGACCCCAATGACCATGCCTCGCTCGCTGAACGGTGCCGTGCGGAATGGGCAAAAATGGAGGCTTGGCTCGCCAATGAGCGGCCAGTGCCAATATTCGACGGTACGCTCGCTAGCCTTATTGATCTTTACTCCAGTGATAAAGAATCGCCGTACAATGATCTGCGCCACAGGACT